TACATGAGTTAGTTACCTTTGATATGGGATTGGAAAGATTTGGTGAAATGTTAAAATCAGAACTAGCAAGTAAGTTTCCTAAGTTTGAGGTCCTGGTCCATGGAGATCCAGCTGGTATGAAGAGAGATGAGATCTATGAGGTTACAGCTTTTGATCATTTAAGATCTATAGGATTGACTGCTAGACCTACTGCATCAAATGATTTTAGAGTAAGACGAGAGGCTGGAGCTATGCCTATGAATAGATTGATAGAAGGTAAACCAGGTTTGCTTGTAGATAAAAGATGTCAAAGATTAAGGAAGGCATTATCTGGTGGCTATCATTTTAAACGAGTGCAAATATCTGGTGGTGAAAGATATAGAGATGCTCCAAACAAGAATGAACATTCGCATGTTGGTGATGCCTTTATGTATTTATTACTTGGTGGTGGTGAGCATAAAAGATTAACAAGAGGAACTAATAATAAATTTAAGCAATCTGTTGCAAGTACAGAGTTTGATATATTCGCATGAGTGTAGCTGATGGATTTGGAATGTTGGCTGTAGGTATGATAGCTATCTTTATAGCTACTATTATTGCTTATTATATAATTAATAGGAATGATGATGAATAAAGATGTCAAACAAAAATGGTTAGTAAGAGTTTGGAAAAGAGGAGAGATGGAACTAAAAAAAGAATTTACTATTTTTATATCAGAGAAAAGGATGGAGCAATTTGTTATACCAAAAAAGTATAGAGCCACTTATGAGATTACAAACACTTGAAAGTATTTTTAATGTAGATGGTAAGGATATGATGGTCCTACCATTCAAATCATATTTATTAAACATTATGGATCTACATCCAGAGGATAGGCAGCATGTTGATCAGATACCAGGTTACTTAAATTATTTAGATGCTTGTACTAAACAAGGCTTTGGATATACAGTTTTAGATAAAGGTAGGCCTATAGTTTGCTTTGGTATTGTACCACAATGGCCTGGAGTTGCTGAATTATGGCTTATACCAGATAGAAAACTAATACAGAAATGGAGATTGAAATTTCATAAGGGTGCAAAAAAATTTATGGAGTTGGCAGCTGATGAGCTCAACCTTCATAGATTACATGTAACTGTAAGTGCTAACAATGTTCGTAGTGTCAAATGGATAGAACATATATATTTTAAGAGAGAAGGTGTATTAAAAAAATATTCCTTCAATAAAAAAGACATGATAATGTATAGTAGGTTATTTTAATATGTTAAAAAAAATATTTAAAAAATGGTTTTGCTTAGTATTCTGTATGGGTACTTGTTTCTATACTCCATGTGTTAAAGGTAAAAAGTAATGGGTAGCTTGTTCAAACCTCCTAAGTACACTCCTCCACCAGAGATGAAGAGGAATGAGGATTTATTGAATGAGAGAGATAGAAGAGCAGAGGCAAGTGAAAAAAAAGAAATAAGAAAACTAGCAGCGAAATCTCGTACTAGACGAAAGGGTGGTAGATTACTTTATTCTCAAGATAGAGATTTACCAGCTTTGGGAGTAGGTACAACACTTACTGATGTAGCTAGTGTAAGAGATCCAATGAAAGATGAAAGGATGATGACATAATGGGAGGAGCTCCAAGAATAATTAGAAAAGTAGTATCACCAATTAAAAAAGTGGTTAGACCTCCAAGTTCTCCTATTGCAGAGAGAAGAGTTGAGGTAGCAAAAAAAACTGATGCAGTAGAAAAAAAAGTTGCTCCTAGAAAATTAAAAAGAAGATCAAGAAAAAGAACTCAGTTGATGGCAACATCTCAAAATACTGGTTTAGCTACTGGTTCAGATTATTCACCAATAAGAAATCCAAGAGATACTGGATCTAAGTTAGGGAGTGCATAATGCCTGGCTATCACAAAAAATCTAAAAATAAAAAAAAGAAAAGATCATCCAGAAAGAAAGGATTAATGTCTTATGGATAGTCATGAACAAGTTTATATAAGAAATCCAAAATTTAGAAAACCAAAGGAGCAAGAGGATGAGCAGAAAGTTTCCGAAAGTTCCGAAGAGTAAAAAGGGAGTACCACTTAAATATTTATCTGGTGCAAAGAACCCTAAAGCAAAAGAGAGTGAGATATTGAGAACAAGAAGATTATATAAAAAAGGTTTATTAACAGCTGCTATGATGGATGAGATTAGCAAGAAGAGGGCAAGAGGATGAGTAAAGCAGATGTTATAGCAAAGTATTCTAAGTCTAGTGGAATATCCAAATCTACATTGAGCAAGGTGTATTCTCGTGGGATCGGTGCATATTATTCCTCTGGATCAAGGAATGTATCAGCTCATGCTTGGGCAGCTGGAAGAGTTCGGTCCTTTGCGACTGGTAAAGGTGGTGCAAGAAAAGCTGATAAAGATCTATTAAGATCAAAAAGAAAGAAAGGATTGGTAAGCTAGTGTCTTTGTATGAGAATATAAACAAAAGAAAAAAGTCTGGTACCTCCAGGCCAAAGTCTAAAAGTACAATTACAAAGAAAGCATATTCAAATATGAGAGCTGGGTTTCCAAGAAAAAAAAGAAAGAGAGGGTTAGTATAATGGCATATAAGATGAAGATGAAAAAGAAAAATAATCTAAAAGGTAAACAAACTAAATTAGATGCAAACAAAGATGGCAAGATTGGTAAAGAAGATTTTGCTATGTTAAGAAATAAAAAGAAAAAGGTAATGGCATGATTATATTTGGTCATACTCCTAGAGAGTGGAAGAGAAGAGCAAAAGAACATAAATGGTTTATTGGTGCTTTGATTATCTCTTTTGTCTTAGGAGGAATAATTATTTAGATGGTAGCTAAAAAATATCAGAACCCATCTGGAGGATTGAACCAGGCTGGTAGAGATTACTTTAAAAGAAAAGAAGGTAGTAATCTTAAATCACCAGTTAAGAAAGGTAACAATCCTAGAAGAGTGAGCTTTGCTGCTAGGTTTGCTGCAAACAAAGGACCTATGAAAGATGATAAAGGTAGGCCAACAAGATTAGCTCTAGCTCTCAAGGCATGGGGTTTTGGTAGTAAAGAGGCTGCTAGAAATTTTGCAAACAGAAACAAAGGAACTGCATAATGCATTTAAAAGCAAGAGAAGTTTTAGATAGATCAAACAAAGCATTTGCTCGTAAAGAACAATGGAGAACTATTTACGAGGATTGTTATCGTTATGCTCTTCCACAAAGAAATCTTTATGATGGATACTATGAGGGTACTGTACCTGGCCAGAATAAAATGAACATGGTATTTGATAGTACAGCTATCCATTCTACTCAAAGATTTGCTAATAGAATTCAATCTGGCCTATTTCCTCCCTATAAAAAATGGTGCAGATTGGAACCTGGGAATGACATACCAGCAGATAGAAAAGCAGAGGTGCAACAAGCATTAGATCTGTATTTAGATAAAATGTTTACTTTGCTTAGACAATCAAACTTTGATTTAGCTATGGGTGAATTTTTATTGGACCTTTGTGTAGGTACTGCTGTTATGCTCATTCAGCCAGGGGATGATATAAATCCTATTCAGTTTACTCCAGTTCCTCAATATCTTATTGCATTAGAGGAAGGACCAAATGGAACTGTAGATAATGTTTATCGTAAATACAAAGTTAGAGCTGAGGCTTTGCCAAGACAATATCCAGATATAAAATTAAATAATCAATTACAAACATTAATAGAAAACAAACCTCAAGAGATGGTAGAGTTAATAGAGGCAGTTATATTAGATCCAGAAAGAAAAGATTATTGTTATCATATCATACATGAGAAAACAAAAGATGAGTTAGTATTTAGAAGAATGGATACTACACCATGGATTGTTGCAAGATATATGAAGATACCTGGTGAGGTATTTGGTAGAGGTCCATTAGTATCTGCTTTACCAGATGTAAAAACTTTAAATAAAACTTTAGAGCTGTTACTTAAAAATGCTAGTATAGCATGTGCTGGAGTATATACAGCAGCAGATGATGGTGTAATCAATCCATCTAATATTAGAATTACTCCAGGATCTATTATACCAGTAGCAAGAAATGGTGGACCTCAAGGTGCATCACTAGCTCCTTTGCCAAGATCTGGAGATTTCAATGTATCACAAATTGTTATAAATGATTTAAGAGTAAATATTAAAAAGACTTTGTTAGATGATACTTTACCACCAGATAATATGTCAGCTAGATCTGCAACAGAAATTGTAGAAAGAATGAAAGAACTAGCACAAAATTTAGGTGCAGCTTTTGGTAGATTAATTACTGAAACTATGGTACCAATCATAACAAGAGTATTATTCATTATGGATGAGAAAGGTCTTATCCAGCTCCCTTTGAAGGTCAATGGACTAGAGGTAAAAGTAGTACCAGTTAGTCCATTGGCTAAAGCTCAAAACTTAGAAGAGATAAATGAGATTATGCAATTTTTCCAAATAGCAAATTCACTTGGACCAGGTGGTGTAGCAGAACTAAAACCAGATGCTATAGCTACTTACATAGGTGATAAGCTAGGTGTACCATCCAACCTTAGAACTACACCAGATGAAAAACAACAAATCATCCAACAAAGTATGCAGATGTTTGAGGCTCAAGCAGCATCAGCTATGCAAGGACAAGCTCCCCAAACAGAACAAACTCCTCCTCAACAAGAACCAGCAAGTGCTGTAGAGGAAGAGGTTAGTTCATAATGGCAAAAGTAGGATGGGAAGGCATTGAGGTCTTAGATAATCAAGCAAAGCAAGA